AAACACCACAAGTTTCTTGTCGTTGCCCAAGAAGTTTTCAATCCACTCACGGGCCGCCTTCATCTTGGCTTTGGCGCTGAGTTGCTTTAGGGTGCTGATGGCGACAAGTTGTTCTGCCGCCCTTGCACGAATAGCCTTCTGCCACGCAGCCGCCTGAGCCTCTTTGGTGTCCGCTCCGCTCTCTAGCGCAATCTGGCGTGCCAACTCTGCGAGGTAGTGAACAATGTCGGCTTCAGCCTTGCGATACTCTGCCATCGTCTTGGGGTCACCTTCGACAATAACTTGGTTCCACATTTTTGGCGGCAACTCGGTAAGCACCTCAACCTTACGCCTACGGACATAACAGGTTGCTCGTAGTTTGCGATTGAGCGCCGCTAAGTTTCGGTTGGTTGCTCGCCCATAGACACTACGGAATCGTGTAGCCCCCTCAAAATCGTCTAGGCGGTTGATAACACGAAGTTGGGTGATTATCTCCGTTGGAGTGTTTACAATGGCTGTGCCGGACAGACAGACACGAATACCGCCTTCGACAACTCGGTTCGACAGTTGTATGCAAGCCTTAGAACGATTTGCTGAACCATTCTTGATGTAGTGGCTTTCGTCAAGCACAATACCACGCAAGTCGGGGAACTTATCAATCCAATGGGTGAGAATGTCGTAGTTGATGATGTAGAGGTCGGCCTCTGGCAAGACACCTGATGTTCCATTCACCACCGCAACGCTGGCGTGGGGAATCCAACGCTTTGCCTCTCGTTGCCAGTTGAGTTTCAGGCTTGCTGGCACAACCACTACGGCAGGGAAGGCGTTGGCGGCTTGGATAAGCGCCAAGCCCTGCGGCGTTTTTCCTAATCCCATTTCGTCACCGATAAGAACGCCACCGATGTTTGGTTCGGTCTGCTCCCATTCACCATCGCCTTTGTATTCATAGCCCATCGCTCGCATGGCGTAGGCGACACCGGCTCGTTGGAATGGGAACAGTTGGAACTGCTCGTCACCAAATCCCTTGATGCTGATTTCCGCATCTTTGGCGGCTGAGGCTTCGATGATGTGGCGAACTTCATCGGCATCTTTGATGAGTTCTTTCGCCTCACGGCTAAGGCGTGCCTTGTGCCTCTCGGCAAACTTGATGACCTCATCTACGCTCTCAATGGGAACAAGCCAACAACGGTTCGATGCTGACCACTCTGAGCCGGGCATCTGGCGCACTTCGGCAATCATGTTGGCTTCGTAATCGAACAACACGGCGAAGTTGCGGTCGAGGACAAGAATCTTTGGGGTGTTGTCAATCTTGACATCTTTGAGCGCACGAACATCGTTACTCATGTAGATGTTGTATTCCTCACACATCTTGCGAACGATGCTGATTGATTCCTTAGGAACAGTCCAAGTCTTTTCCTCGGCGTTCCAACGGCGACCCGAAATGGTGCGAATGGCATCTACAACTCTTGGGTTGTAGTCGAACCTGATGACGATGCCTTCTTTTTCTAAGACGGCTTCGCCCTTCCACTCAATCTGTCCCGATGTTTCTGCTTGACCAAGAATACTGTAGGCACGCTCGCTAACAAGGACATGATTACGCCTTGCCCACGCAAGAACCGAACCATGCTTCGATGTCGGAACCACCCATGCTTTGATGTCACGGTTCCAAGTGGCGTTGAGGTCACCTTTGGCGTAGGTGGGGTCACCCCAAGGGATAAAGACTACGACCTTGCCTTGACGAACATCTACGGCCTTGATGCCTCGGTTGGGTTTGTTTGCAACCGGCTTGGTAATGTCCATGTATTTGATGCCGTGGCGTGACAACTGTGCTGAATACTTGTCCAGCATTTTGTATGCCTCTAACGCAACCTCGGGCGACCATGCCTCTTGTGGCAACAGCGCAAGGGCGTTACCAAACTTAGTATCAGGCCCGTTAAAGCCTTGGGAATCTTTGGCTACGGCTCCGTCATCTACTGATGCGAGCGCACGAACGGCTAGTACAAGAAGAGGGTCAGTATCAGTTGGCATATGCCCACATGATACTACGGTTTAGCAACCAAGTAAAGGAGACTACTTGCTCTCTCTGTTGTGGTGTTTGTAGAGGGCTTGGTCTGTCGTGCCAGCCCACTCCGCAATCTTGCGCCAAGTTACTCCGTGGTCACGAAGGCGGGTGACAGTTTGGCGACGCTCTTTGCCAAGGGCGATGACTTTTTGCTCGTGGTCACGCATCTGGGCGCAAATGTCTTTGATGTGCTGAAGCAATGAGGCGACCTCGGGCGAGAAGTTGAGGTCGGCTTCCTTGCGCTCGGGAAGTGGGTCGGTGAAATCGTTAGCCATGATGTGTCTCTCCTTGTAAGGGACAGTCTAGTGGGGTTTCCAAAGTTGGGTGGTCTATCGGGGGTTTAGTGAAATAAAGGGAGGGTGGGCAGATGGGAAAGTGGGTTATTTCTCATATTTTCTCATACGAATCCTAGAAAAGACCATCAACTCCCCTTGCCGAAATAGGGGTGGCTAGCACTCCGTGATGGTCAGTTCTAAAGCATCCTTGCCGTACTGCGGGGCCAAGAAGGTCAGTTTCACCACAATGTTGGCATTGTCGTCAATGAGAACACCGGCATCTACCAGCCCGTCTACTGCCGCCTTGACCTGTGGGAAGCAGGCTCCAACATCTTGTCGGAAGCGGGCATTTAGGACATACGGCTGAACGATGACTTCGATGCGCTCCATGGCTGGCATCATGGCGTCCTTGGCGAGTTCGCAGAAAGCCGCTCTCCATTCCTTAACAACCTTGGCCCGAACCATGTGGTGAACCGTTCGCTCCTTATTGAGCGTGAAGTCTGGGCGTTCTTCGTAGGTGAGGGTGTAGGAGTTGGACATTACTAACGAAACTCTAACAAACCGCACTACAGTAGTCAAGTTTTATAGTGAAATCACTTTGATCGGCGGGCGGGCGTGAGTTGTGTGGTTCACCACAGCCTTGATGACTGTCTCCATTCGGACTTTGGAATTGATGGTGATGTTGCCTTCCAAAGCAAACAGGGCTGACAAAGCAGATTGCGCACCGGCTCCAACTGCGCCGTAGTTCTCTTTTGATTTCACCACTGCAAAGTCTGAACCGATTTCATAGATGCCCGCTTTTGTTGCCACAAGTACAGACCACTCATCGTTTGGAAAGCCAGCCTCACTCGTCTTGCTGATAAGAAAGTCACGAATTTTGTGGGGGTCAGAAATGCCAGAGTTGCGGAGCAAATCCATAATGCGAAACGAACCGGAAACCCCAACGAGGCTCCCTTGTGTTTTCCAAACCTTTGGCTCTGCTGAAATAACCACCGTCGAGTCGTCAAAAGCGCCACTATCGCCAGCAATCCACACCTGCTTCTTGTCTTTCCATGCGGCTATGACGGTCATAACCCCATGCTACTAGGGGTATTTCTTAGCCCTTGGTCTGCCAAGAGGCCCAATGGAATGGGCTTTTTTCCTCTTCGGGGCGGTCTTCTGTGTAGTAGTAGAGGGCTAGTGAAAACCGCTTGCGGTTGGGCGGGCAGGCCAATGGTTCGGGCACACCGTGAAACGAAGTATCCGTAGTGCCGAATACCGCTAGCCGGTTGAGAATGGGGTCTACGGTCTTTGCTGGGCGAGCCAAGTTATCCTTGTCGTAGAGTTCCAACTGTCCGTTCCACTCGGGTCGCCAGCCGCCATTGAGGAACAATAGGGCGTTGACACGGCGGTGAAGACCCGTCTCGGGATGAATGTTGAAGTCGGCGTGAATGTCCAACTTTCCACCTGTCATCGTGACATGAACGCCCCCACCAAGGTATGACGGGTCGGCAATCAGGTTGGGAATTCCCGTCAGTTCCGAAAAAAAATCCAATGCGAGTTGCTGATTTAGTTCCCACAAAGCCATAGCCACATTCTCGGGCAAGTGGTTTAAGTCGGAGTTCCAAAACTTGTTGACCTGAAACTGAGACACATTGGGGTCGTAACTCCAATTGCTGAGGTCAGTTTCTTCAAGGGTTGCTGAAATGTCTGACGCCTCCACAAGGAAATCATCAATGATGAGGTGTGGGAATGGTTTGGCGTCTTTGTATTGCTCGTGAAGAGCAACGGGGTCAAGGTTCTCGTTAATCATTTCACTACCCGTTCTCTTGGAGATGTTGCTGGATGGCTGCGTCGGCCTGACCCTGTTCAAAAAACCGGATTGGTTCCCAGCCACAGGAGCAACTTGCCTCGAAGAGGGTGGTGTTGAATACCTTGGACTTGTATTCGCCTGTGGTGATTTCGTGTTCTGCGTTGCCGGATTGGGCCTTCTTGCGGGCCACTAAACGCCGTGCCTCTTGAACAGAACCCATACGGGGCCGTTTGTTGATTCCTCGATAATCCACTGGTCGTAACACCTATTGCGCTCGTGGTAAGCGTGGCACTCGTAAATGGTTCCTACGGGCAGACTTTTGGAATCTGGCTTTATGCAATTTTGGGGGGTGTAGATGATTTCACCACGAAAGGCGATGATTTGCTCCACCATTTTGTCTTGGTCTTCCAACATTTCGGGCCAGACAACTTCCCAAGGCTTGTCTCGGTTGTTTTTGTTCCACTTGTTGATGTATTGCTGACGCTCTGTGTTGCTTAATGCAACTGGCTTTTCTTTTCGGAACATTTTTCCACCAATCGTTCGGACTGCGCTGCGTTCGGTGGTTGTTACCGTAGCACAGTTGAGTAGTGGAATGTTGAAATACTTACTGCGTGACGAGGATGTCGGGCAGTTGGAGCGGAGTTACATTTGGAGCCGGTGGCTGGATTTCAGCATGAAAACCCGCTTGTTCCAAAGTGTTTTTGTATTCGGAAAGTTTGGCTTCTGCTTGGCTTCGCTCTTCGGGGGTGAACTCATGGGCATAGGTGACGCCACGCAAAGTGTGTTCAACGGTGGTTTTTCCACCATGGTTGTTGACCTTGAATCCGCCCGACTGCCAGTGACGACTGACTCGGCGGCTCTTGGGGCCAACAGACTGTTCGTGACCAGCACGACCAAGCGCCCACCCCACTCGGGTATGTAATGGGAACCTGCTTTCACCATTGGATTCGTATTGGTTGCCATGAAACGAATGACCGGGCACATCTCCCTTGGTTATGGGATAAAGCAACTCGTTGGTGGAAAAGCCGGAAGACATCACTCCACAATCCCCATGTAAATCTGAAGGCTGGTGGGAGACACCATGTAGATGTCAGGCGTGTCGTAGTAGATTCCAGCAAAACGCATGGCTTCGTGAGCCAACGCTGAGCAAATCCAAGTTCCTTCACGGCGACACTCAAAGAACCACGCAGGGGTCAAGATGTCTACAGCGATGCAGATGTCGGAGAGAATGCCGTATTTCTTGCCTTCTTGCTTTTCAGCAAAGAACGCCGCCTTTTCGGGGTCGCCACCCAAAGGTGTGATGTCATACATGGAGACAGCCGTGGAGCGGTTGATGAGGCTTGCCAGCGTTGTTCTTTCAGCACCGGCAGACAGGGCTTGGATAATCAAAATGTCTTCGTAGGTTTCACCTTCGGAGATGACGGTGAAGCAGTGGTTGTACTTGTTCTTGCGCCAGCGAATCCACTCGCCAAAACGAATGACATAACCCATGAAACTTTTGGTGCGGGCAAATCCTGTCATGCCTCGCTTGATTTCACTGGGGGCAAGTTGCGTGATGCACGCTGGTTTGATTTTTTTCATCAGTTTCCTGCGACGTGCTGGTTGCCGTAAAACGGGTGTCCCGGCTGAGCGCCGACTGTTCCGGTTCCCTTTGGAACAGAAACCCCAGCACTAGCCATCTGAGCCTCACGGCTTGCTGGCACTTTGAAACGCTCTTGTAGGTTTTTACCAATTTCTTTAAGATTGCTCTGTTCGTTCTTAATTTTTTCTACGGTTTTTTGCGCTTGTTGGGTGTGGTGTTCTGCCAAAAGGGAATGAACTTTGCTACCAAGCCCACCACCTGCTTTGGAGGCGTGGTTATTGGCTGCCTCAATGTGGTTTTGAAGTGAGCCTTTTAGAGATTGAATAGTGCGAACCGAGTTATCGTGAAAGTTTTTGAGTTCGCTTTGGGTGGCGAGGCGAGCGTGTGCGCCCACTCCGGCCCCCAAGGGGCTTTGTACGGTTATACCGTTTGGGTACGACTTTAGTTCCGAGTCAACCTTGCTGTTGTAAGCCTTTACCTCATCGCCCATTGCGCTAGTACCAGCGGCACCGGCAACCGCAGCAGCGCCCTTTTTCACCTCAGCGTAGATACCTTGACCAGCGAGAAGTTCGTCGGGGTAGTTGCTGAGGGATTTCACTAAGTTGTGCGTTTCAAATCCTGAGTCCATGAATAAATATTAGACCCTAATCCCAAGAATGTTTGGTGAACCCTAATGAGTAGGCTTTTGATGGGTTGTCTTCTATCCAGCCATTGAGCCAGTCGCAGATGGTGATAATGCCGTCCATATCGGTCAGGTTTTTGTCGCTCTGGCCTGAGCGTGAACGGCTGAGGATTTCGTGCCCGTGGATTCCACCAAAGCACCTGTGAGGCATGATGTCTTGACCCATGCACTTCCAAGTCTCACGCTTTCCGAACTTGGCAAGCATGGCTTCTTGGCGTTGCTGATTGACGGTTTTACGCTTCTCGGACATAGGGTTCATCCGTGTGCGTTTCAGCACTGATGGCTTCCGTGCCATTGGCTTGCGTGCGAGGGATTTGGCTGGCTTTGCTCGCTGACGCTCTTGTGCCTCTTTGCGCTTGGTCTGCTCTTTGGCGTAACGACACGCTTGGCATTGAGGTAGAAACTTCTCTGGCTTATCCTTGCGTGAAATGAAATCGGTGATGGGCAATATTTCCCGACATGACCCACACCGTTTCGTTTCCATACCGACACCATACTCGGGTTGAGTGGTGAATGTAAAGATTACTTCTGAGCGAGAAGCACAACTTTGGGAACTGTTGAGAGAACGGCCTTTGTGGTGACTGTAAATTGGGCGTCTGTAGTGGCGATGTCATTCTCAAATGCAGTCATGGAGCCGCCACCGGCATACACCGCAATTCCGTCAGAAGACAACTGTTGAAGGTTTGTTGCCAAAGTGGTGACTTGAGTGTTGAGATTCTTGCTCTGGCTGTTTGCCAATTGCGTCAAATCGAGGGCGTCTGAGGCGAGGTTAGTGAAATCTGTTGAAGTTGCCGTGTTGTTGCTGAGCGACTTGACGATGATGGAGTAGTCGGCTTCACTCTTGGCGTAGACCGGCTTGAACTTTTTGTACCACGCTGACCACTCCAATTGTGCGGGCGTCAAGGGCTTGGGGGATGGCTTGACTGCTGAGGTAATGGCGAACACAAGCGAGCCAACCAGCACGATGCTAATAACCCCCACGACAACCGCCTGCAAAGGGCTGAGGCTACGGAAGAACTGCTTAATGGCTCCTGTGGTGTCCTTGATGCGGAGTTCGACCCAATCGGAACTCGTCGGGGTGGGGGTGTTGGTGGAATCAGACATTAGAAGGCGCTTTCGTAGGAGAGTGATGGTGTTTCTGACTTTACCATTGGAAGTTCGACGGCACCGGAACCCAATTGGAACCCGACGCTGCGGACGATTTCACTACGAGTGGGTTCGGCAAGTTCGTTATACATCTTGATGAACTGCGCACGAACGGTTGACGGGTTGTCGCTCTGGCAAATCTGCCACCAGCCAATTGCCCTAACGGTTCGGGTGATGGTTTCGCTTGACCAATCGGGTTTTCCACCATGAGAACCATACAGCGTAACTGCTTCGTGGACTTCTGCCCATGCTTCTGTGGCGGTCTTTGGCAATACGCCAGCGATTTCAGCGCACTTCTTTCGGATGCCTGCGATGGTGGGGAATCGTTCGTCGGTGAGAATCCAATCTTGTGTCGCTCGCATGACGATTTCACTATCCAAATCACCGAGCATCATGTGCCACATCTCAATGGTTTCGGAAGTTGCGCTCCATGCTGGAAATGACGCTTTCAGAAGAGCGCAGACTTGTGCCGTATCGCTTCGCTTCACTAATCGTCTCCCCTGCTCAGGAACTCGTTGATGGCGCTGAAAATCCGTGATGGCTTTGGCGCTTCATTCTCACGGATTGCTTGCCCGTTGTCAAGGTAGTCCTCGTAGCGCAGATTGGGGCCGTAGAAGGTTGCTGGGTGCATGGTGAAACTTGCTTCCTCGCCCACCCGAAGAGCAGCGTAGTTCTGGGTGGATTCCAAAAGTTCGCTGAAGGGAGTGCCTGCTCGCAACCGAGCCACCACCCTGTCGTATGCCATTTTGCGTCCCACTTTGCGTGGGTAGATTGCCCATAGTTGCTGAAACTCAGAGGAAAAGGGTTTTTCTGCTTGTCCGTCAGCCGTTTTTACGGCTGATGAAGAATCATTCTTGTTTTTAGTACTTGCTTTATTCAGTAATTGGTTATCTTCAGTACTTACTAGGTGGGGCACTTCACCGTTGACGGTAGAACCGTTCACGGTTTCACCGTTGACGGTAAACCCGCCCACGGTCTGACCTGAGGTTTTATGAATTGAAACTTCATGGACGATGCGTTCCGTGTGAGAAAAACGGCCTTTTTCACTATTGATACACTGTCCATTGTTCGTGATGTAACCGTTGATTTCCAACTCATTGAGAATGGTAAGCACCTTTTCCTTCTTGGCGTTGGGGCTTTCCTTCACAAGGTGATTGACCATGATGACCCAATCATCGGGCTTGGAGATGAGGTAGGCCAGCATTCCCTTTGCTTCCCATGACAGGTTGATGTCGTTGAGGGTGACATTGGGGACGATGGTGTATGACTGTCGGGTGACTGATGGGCTTCGGCGTATCAAGGTCGCTCCTTGGCTTTTTCGTTTGGTAAGGGGCGTGACCTTACATGGTTTGAGCGACCAACGGAAACCCCTCCTTTTTCCCACCAGATGTGGTGATGCACTTTAGAGGTAGACACAAGATGTTGTGGTTGAGTGGGGTTGAGTTGTGTCGGGGTTGGTGAACGATGCTCCACAAAGCCTTGTAACGCAAAAACCCCCCGAACCCTAGGTCGTGTAGGGTCAGGGGGTTTGAGCGCCTTAGAGAGGCTTACAGGGGGTCTGAGGACTACTCAGGCACTACTTCAGCGATAGCCTCATCGTCCTCTAGGGTGGCGACATTGACGATTAGCGCCTGAGCCTCGGTCAAGCGAGCCTTCGTCAAGTTGTTCATCTTGGGCAGACCAGCATCGCCCCACGCCTTCGCCAGCACACGGCGCTGAGATGGAGTGAAGGTGCGGATACGATAATCAAGAGCGTCACGCTCGGTGTCGCTGATTACAGGGTCGCCGGACTTTAGCCAGTTGCTGAAAATACCTGCCGCCTCGGTTCCCTTGTTTGATGCGAACACCTTGTCTGCGAGAGACTCGCAACGAGTCTTGCCGATGATGGTGCGGTGGTCGGTGTCCATCTCGACTACGAGGGTGAACTCATACTCGATACCGTCACGTTGAATTGGAGCCATGCCGACCTTGCGAGGTGCGGTGCGACCACGGTCGTCCTTCTCCAATGTGTATTCCGTCTTGGAGCGCATGGTGCTGATGATGTGACCGTTGAATGACAACATCGTGTCCACCATTCTTTGCTGAATGGGAGTTGCAACCTTCCAACCTGCGAACCCGTTACCGTTCGCCTTCGCTCCTGCGAGGTCAACGATTTCCAACAAGCCACCTTGCCCGTTGTAGAAGTGGGTCAGGCTGTCAATGACAACTACTGCGTATCCCTCGTCCTCTGCCGCCTTCAGCACCTCAACCAAACGGTCGGGGTGATAGGGAGCCGACATGGAGAGGGTGTCGAAATCGAAACGGTCGGCGTACAACTTTGCGCTGTCACGCTCGGTGTCAATCACGGCAATCTTTCCGCCATCGGCAAGTTCGGTAGCCCACGCCAATGCGGAGTAGGTCTTACCGGAACCCGATGGGCCGGTTACTGCGATGCGGGCCTTGGCTTGCGCCTTGGTTGCCTTGGTGAATAAGGAACTCATATCAGTTTCTCTCTTTCTGTTGTCTTACACACGACTACTCGAAACCCCAACCTTAGTCGCTTACTACACCCCTGTCCACCCCATACAAAACAATACTTTCGTAAGTTTTTGTCAGGGTTGTCACAAGTGTCACTAAACCCTGCTACACTAGGTAGGTAAGGAAATCCAACTGATGAAAGAAGGAAACAAAATGAGTATCACTGCTTTCAGGGGAATCGGAACTCCAGAGATGTCAGTAGCCCAACAGAACGGCTACATCGTGGTCAAGGTAAGCATGGGCGAGGACTACGCCGAGATTGGCGGGTTCACTTCTGTCGCACAGGCTGAAGAAGCCATCTTTATCGCACAGCGTTCGCTTGACGCAATCATGCTTGTCCCCCATTCATCGCAGACGTACAACTTTGTGGTTGGTCTGCTGAACTTCTTTGCCTCGCAAGGCTGGGTCATGCAAGGGCCTGAGATGTCCGATGATGACGCTGAGGTTCTCGCTGAGATGTATGACGAGGATTCGGCGGTTGAGGAATACTACATGGGGCGTGACTAATGTCCCTGTCCATCGTGAACACCACGACAGGAGACGAGGTATGGAGTTCGTCTTACGCAGAGTTCCACACTTTTTGCGATGCGCTTCGCATTCTCGGTGCTGTTCAGTTGGGCGACTACATGAAAATGATGGACTACGCCAAGTCACGAGGTCTTTGGGAAATCACACCTGACGAACCCCTGCTTGTGTTGTTACTACACAGCGATAGCAACGGCTACATTTTTCCCGAGCAGGCTGGCGTATTGGCAGAACGCATTGATAGCCTCATGCATTTACTCCAAATGTGGCAAGAGGACGCTTCCGTGTTTGTTGATGGCTTGCGTTTTGCCTACGCTTACGAGCAAATCCTGAAGTTCACCTAATCGGTATTTGTGTTTGTCACACCCCATTGGTAAGATGGTTAGGTAAGGAAATGTCCAACTGATAGGAGATACAAATGAACGGATACGAAAAGAGTTGCCGGTGCGGTGCGACCAAACCATACAACTGTAGAGACAGGGGTGGTTGTGACGAGTTTTGGGAAGAAATGCGAGAAGCGAAGTCTCGTAGTGAGAAGCCTCGTTCATACACCGCCAGCGAGAAGCAGTTGAACTTTATGAAGTCGCTCGTTGCCAAGAAACAACTCACTGATGAGAAGTTGATTGAGAGCGTCGCCAAGATTGAGGCTCTGCTCGCAGAAGGCAAGGGTATCAACGGCGTAGTGGTCAGCAAGATTATTGACCACGCCAAGACTTGCGCCGACAAAGCAACCACTCCCAAAGCGACTGTTGCCAAGAGTGACGACACGGTGGCTACCGGAAAACAGCGTGGCTTCATCAAGTCGCTTGTCGCCAAGAAGGAAGTTCCTTCTGAGGTGATGGCACAGGTTGAGGGTGCGCTTGCTTCCAAAGAGTTGGCTTCCAAGTTGATTGGTGTTCTCGTGGCCCTTCCCGACAAGGTGATGACATCGGCTTGATAGGTGTCACACCCTGTTGGTAGGGTGAGTGCTAGCAATACGAATAGAAAAGGAAACTGATATGACCATAGACAATGAATACGGAATCGTCGAAGTCGGTGAGGGTATGTCCCTTGCCGATTGGCTCATCGAGGACGGACAACCAGAATCCCTTGTGGGCTTTGAATCTGCCGAAGGCGAGCAGGCACAGGCTTATGCCATCACCACCGATGACGAGGCTCTGTGGGCTATGCGCCGTCTTGCTCAGGCTCAGCGCCACATTGACCACATCAAGGCTCAGGCGCAGGCGGAGATTGACCGCATCACCCGATGGGTTCAGGCATCAACGGCAAGTAACCATCGTGTCATCGAAAAGTGCGACCGCTTGCTTGGTGATTACCTCATGGTTGTCCGAGAGGACGAGACTGACGGACGCAAGAAGTTAGAGTTCCCCGATGGCTCTGTGTCAAGTCGCATGACCCCACCTAGGGTTGCTGTTGAGGACGCTGAAGCGTTTATCGCTTGGGCGGAAGCCAACGGCAAGAGCGAGTGGGTTCGTGTCAAGCGTGAGGCTGACATCGCAACCATCAAGAAGGTTGCTGATTACCAAGGCGACCAAGTGATTGACCCGATTACCGGAACGGTTGTTGAGGGCCTGTCACACACCGAGGGTGGCGTGTCCATCACGGTCAAGGTGGCTGAGTAGCCAACAGTTCGTCACGGTGGACAGGGGGTGGGTTGTGAGGAAAAGTTCCTTATTTACCGAGCCTATTTGTCGTCACTTCTCGGGCCTACCTCTTGTCCGCCGTGGTGTTTTAGAAAACACAAAACCCCTAGGTCTGCGGAAGGACAGAACCTAGGGGTTTGTGCTGTTCGCTTTTTGGGTAAGCGATGTATATGTTACTTGGTTGGCTGTGAGGTAGCCGGTGCGGGAACCACAATAGCGGCAACGGAAGGCCGTGTGGACTTGACACCGAGAAGGCGACCGAACTCGGGAACCTTCGTCTCCAACCAACGCACAATTACATAGTAACCAGAAGTTACGAATGGGAAAATCTTGCTGTAAGCCTCGGCGGTGGTCATGTGAAAACCAGCCTTAGCGCCTGCGGTAATAAGCCAACCGGCAAGAACGGGGGTGATGAAGCGAACAATCTCGTGACCGTAGTGGTCAATTACGAGGTTGTTGGTCGTCTCCGTCTTGGTGACTGGTGTCGCCTCAGTCGTTGCGGGTGTCGTCGTTTCTGACATCAGATGGTGTCTCCTTGGTAAGCATCTCTAGTAAGTGCATATCGGCTTGGTGAGTTCTGTGCCATCCGAGATGCCTCTCGACCTTATCCTCGATGCTGTCGAAGCGCAAGTCCATCTTGGCAAAATGGGTGTCAATCCGCTCAAAGCGTGTGTCGAATTGGTTAAGTTTTTCACCAATCTGGCCTACCTGATGACTGACATCGTTGGCATCATTATGGCTTTCTTTGCGCCCTTTGTGGGTTGAATACCATGCCGCCAGCGCCGTAAGGGTCGCTGGAATAGCCGCAATCATGGCGGCCTGAACATAGGGTTGTGAAGTCAGTACCGCCATGAGGTGATTTTAGGTCAGAGTTTTGGAAACGTTGAATTATCAACTGGCCTCTACGAAGCCACGCCCATGTCGTAGATGGTCATTTGAACATTGTTGGGGTTGGTATCGCCGTTGATGGTGACGCTGAGAAGGCTACTGCTTCGCTTGATGCCTAGATACCAGTTGAAGTGATTGTCGGGATACTTTTTCGCCCACTGACCGGGTTTCAAGGGGGTAACTGGCTTGTCGGAGTCAATGACCGAACCGTTGATGGTGAAAAGCGTGTTGGCGGAGTTTGCGGCAACTTGCTTGCTTCCAAAAGACATCCAACCGTTTACGGGAGTCCAAATGCCTAGTGAAAAGTTCTGTGGAATGGAACTTGATGAGTTGGTTGCGATGACATTGACGGTGACTTCTGCCTTATACAAGCGGTTTGGAAGAATGGGTGGGTAGATAAAAGCGCCCGGAATCTGCTCGTATGAAGAGTTGATGTCTTTGAAAACCAACGGTTTGTTCTTGGTGCCAAGGCTGATTGTTTGGTGGGCAATAACCGATGCCATTCCACCAACGGCTGTGTGTACTGTTTTATTGGCAACACTTTGGGCGGTTTGCTGAATGCTTCCCGACAAGGAACCAAGAACATACGCATCGTTTCCGGTTTGGGTAATGATGACCATTTCACCAATTTGGGGTGTGTAGTGGCTAGCAAAGCGACAACCCGGAGTGGGAACATTTGAACCAGCGATGTAGACGCTTACTGCTGGGTAAGAACCGCCATCGCCATCGCTGAATAGAGGGTCATAACCGGCGATGGTTCCCATGCGCTGAACATCAACGGGTGGAAGTGATGCGTGTCCATTTTGGGTAAGGGAATTGGCAAGTTCGTGAAAGTCAAACTTGGGCGGTAGATTAGTGCGATTTGGAATGAACTCCATAGTGAAATCCTAACCCCCACTGGGATTGTCCTGTGAGTACTCTGCGATGCGAATGGCATCCTTGCGAGTACCAACCCGACGCTCACGAGCGGTAATGGACATAGCGGTGGAAAGGTCAAGGGGAATAACAACCTTGTCAAGGTAGTAATTCACGGCCCCGCCGTTGCTTTGGATGTTGGGGTCATTGATGTTGGTAGATGCAACAAATGACGAAACCGCCTTGAAGGAATCAACATACAAAATCCGGTCACCCTTAGCAGCCGGTCGTGACACCGTGATGTTTTGGGTGATGTAGTCCGTATAGATAATCAAAGTATCCCCTGCTGAAATTGGTTTTAGAAGCGGGTCTACGGGAAGCGATGTGTAGTTCTGCCCTCGGTGAAGATTGGTACTCAGAGAAGCCACAACTGCGCTTGCATTAAAGATGCCTAGACGTTTGCGACGCACGGCAACAACATCGTTGACATCAAGGCAGGGATTCACCACACCCTCAATAGTCAGGCTCTCGTCTCCACCCGTGAACCACGAAAGGTATGTATTGGCGGCGTTCTGCACCTGTGCTTGGGTTTTCAGTAGTTTGCGACCCGGCTCATAGCCCACTACCCGACCAAAAGTTCCCGTGTAATTGGTTGGTGATGTTGGGTCGCTGTCCACCGCAATTGCTTTAAGGGGCGTTTTGGCGCTGGTGGCTTCGCCGGTGGCGATGACGTAGTTGATGGTTTTGTTGTCAGACAAAACACGATTGACATTGGTAAGAAGACCGCCAGCCCCTTCACTATCTCCGTCTAAGAAGTTCCAAACTGGTGAAATGGCGCTTGGGTCGGGGATAGAAACGATTTGGAACACGCCTTCAGCGTTGACAAACAACTCGCCAGACCCGCTAGCGCCGCCAGAACCCAGTCCAGCCGCTAGTGCTGAAATGTCTGTCCACGGCGAGTTAGAGCCAGAATTGGAAACATTGGTTGAACCCATAATGATGGGGGTGTGAATCGGGGCGTCCTGCACTGCGCTGAAATCAAACTGGGGTTTGCCGAACACGCCGGGGTGCGTGGGCCAACGGTCATTGATGAGGATTTTGATGGCTTCACCAATGGTTTGCGCTGTGTAGTTCTGTTCGTTGGTGGTATCGCTTTTTGCTACTGGCACATGGTAAGCGGAAGTGTAGACCGTTGTGGGGTTTGTCCAGTGGTTTTTACCAATGTTGTTACCGATGTCCGTGCCAGCAACTTCAATGGCAACATCTCCGTCGGTGTCTTCAGTCAGGGTGACGGTGTTGATGCGGAATACTCCGATAGGCACAAGTTCATAAGCGCCGTTGGCGGGGCGAAGCCACTTGTCCGTAAGGGGCGCTGCTGCTTCATACAGGCCCGGGTCAATGTTTTCGATATCCCAAACAATGCCACGGTAGGCGTAGAGGTGATTTCCATAGATGTTGAGTGGGTCGGTGACTTTTCGAGGGACAAAATTAACTACCGTTCCATCTGCCTTTGTGATACTTGGAATATTGGTAGTGAAGGCAATGGAGCGACGGAACTGAGCCGAGGTGCGGTCAATGGTAACCGTGCCACTCACCACAGGAATGGTCGTGGTGGTTCCATTAATGCTACGAGCCTTGATAATCACCATGGGGCGGTGACTTTGCTTCAGGCTGTCCATAAACTTTTTTGTGGCCTTTTTATACATGGTTAGGAGCCGTAGGTGTATCCGTATTGGGGCGGGGGGGCCTCGACATAAGAGATTTGGACATTTCGATATGGCGAAGCCGATGCTTGGTGCGTGACCGTAACATCTTGGTCAATGGCGATGTATTTCTTGGTGTTCTCCACGGGGTCGGTGAGAATAAGGATTTCACCAAGGTTGAGCATACTGATGAAATTGTCCCAATTGGCAAGGTCTGTCCAAATGATGTTGATTTGAGCATCTCGGCCCTGAACCACACCATTGACAATGATGGGGCGACTGGCTCCGAGGGGGTAGAAAACGCCCACAGGGTGCTTCTGTGTTTCTGCGTAAGCGTTTTGCACATTGATGGGGAAACGAAGGTCGGGATTGGAAGTGCTTGCCAACCACCAAGAGTTGACCGTTAGGGTTCCCACGGTGATTCCAGCCAACGGCACACCAGCAATTGTGTTGGAGTGCTTGTCAATAAATGATGGTGTAATCCGATATGTTGCCGCCGTATTGGGGGTTACTTCGACATCGTAGACACTCTTGATTTTTGCTCCGTTGTAGTCCGTAACCGCAACGCCCGTGCTGTCAGCAGCAAGGTGGTTCTTTCCACTAACACCTTTGACATAAATGGGTGTGTAGGAACTTCCGCCGTTGTCGCTTCTCTCCACAAGGTAGCGATACGAGGTGTTGGGGGTGTTGATGTAGCCGTCGTTGTTCCAATTAAACACACCCACAAGCGTTCCTTGAGCCTGCGTGTAAGAAAGACCACCACTGACAATAGAACCAGCAGAACTACCGCCAAAATCAATTTCACGGGTTCCATTGCTGGCGTCTGGGTCAAACAAATAAATTGTGTTTTCACCATTGGTGGGTGCATAAGTGGCAAACTGAACACTGTTGTTTCCGGCAGAGGCGGTAGCGGATATTGCTGGGAGTTTGGTGGAATAAGTGACATAGTTGCTTGACGGCAAGTAGGGCGTCAAGGCTTGAAACATTGGCCCCGAAAATATAACTGCATCTTTGCCTGTCATGTTGCTGATATTGATGCGAGTGTTGGCAATAGCAGCGTTGGCAGGGGCCACGGCTGCGATGGCATTTGGAACCCAACCTGCATTAGCGCCCAAGGCGGTTTGGATTTGCACACCAAGACCCGCTTTGGTTCCAATGAGTGAAGCGCTTGTGGTGGAAACTGTTGCCGTAGAAGACATAACAATGGCGTTTGTGCCAGAAAACGAAGCCACATAGGTAAAGGCCGGAATTCCCGTTCCCGACAACTTGGAACCAACTACAAGTCCCGCCGTGCTGGAAACATTTGTGATTCCATAAGAACCCGATGTCACCGCTCCTGTGAAGTAGGAAACATTGGCATTCCCCGTGGTCAAACTTGTGCTTCCATCTACAGTTGAGATAAAGTTCCCATTTGCGTCATACCAATCAATCAATAGTGAAAAGAACGAAGTGTTGTTACTGCTGTTGAGCGAACGACCCACAACGGCGAATCCATAAGTTTGGCTCGGATTGACGGGGACTGAGTTTTGATAGTTGAGCGCACCACTACTGCTGTAAATGGAGACATCTGATACCCCCGTGCCACTTGCCGTGACACGCATGGCAGATGTTCCAAACTTGGTGGGCGCATAGAATCGCACAGGGGTGTATTGAAGGAAGTTGGCAGAGGGCTTGATAGGGAGAATGGGAACACTCATCACAGGCAAAGTTCCGCTTGTTGCTGAAATCAAACCGAATCCCGGAGAGTGGAAATCACCGCTAACGCCAGATACCGAGTAGGTGTTGGCTGTGGCGCAAGGCTGTACACCTTGTGTGGATGACCCAAGGGAAAGAACATAACCAGCGCCCAAACCAATAACTGTGGTTGCTGATACCGAAGCAACAGTTGCGCCAACGGGAAGTCCGCTAAGAAGTGCTTGGAAACCAGCAAGGCTGGCTGTCAAGGTTTCTGTGGTGTTGCTAGTGGGATTGGGGCTTACGGTGATGGCGTTTGTTCCGCTAATGCTTGTGATGACTGCACCCGAAAGACCAGTGCCGGAAATGCTCATTCCCACGACAAGATTTGCTGTGCTGGAAACTCCCGTAATGGTTGGCGAACCGCTTGTCAGGGTTCCCGTGAAAGTTGGCTGGACGGTTGCATCGGTAGTGAAAAGAGCGTTGTAAATGCCGTTATTGACGCTTCCTGTTGCCGTAAGAGGGGTGAATGTAGAACCACTCAAATAGCCGAGGGTAAGGTTTTGGAACTTGGTGATGGGGGCTTGATTGTAAGACAAAGCAAATGTCTGTGTTTTATCGTTCTGTTTGGGAACCGATGACTTTTCGTAGACACTGATTTGCTTGGTGGTTTGACCAGCCAAGATTTTTACTGGTGAACCGCCTGTGACTGCTTGCGATGAGTAGAGAACAGTTACGGGGTCGCCCTTATGTAACGACCAACCAGCCGTAGCACCCGTATTGATGGACTCAGTTAGGGTGACCTTGCGAACAAAGTTGATGGAGTTCACGATGGGGCTATATGTAGCAATGGTCATGCTTGCACCATTGGGAATATAGAACCCATCTGTATTTGTTAGATTGTTGTGATAATGAAAATCACCGCCATAACCTTCGGGTTTAATTGCAAGGGCGGTAAAAACACTTGTTGATGGCCCCTGAACATAGGAATCTGCTCCAACAATCACCGTTAGTTCCCTATGCTTTGCTTTTAGGTTTATGTATTTGGTGACAGAATAAATTTTGTAGGGAACTTGAATTGGGCCATCGTAGGAAATGGTTACCTGCGTTCCTGCTGGGACAAAAACGTATTTAACCTCTTCCCCCCACAGTTGCCAACCGTCTTTTGATTTCCCGAGGCCCGCATAGTTGCCCGACCAGTGAAATCCGATGCGATGAACCGTAGCACCACCAAACGCCGCCACCCCTGATTCCCCCGCCGTTGCTGCGCTGACGGTTCCAAGGTTGCTGTAGTTGGTTTGAATGGTTTGACCATTGTGACCGTTCCAATTTGAAGGAACACCCTGTACGGTTGCCACGGTAAAAGTTCGTGTTGCGCTGGAAACATACTTGGTAGTTTCTTTGGTAAGTACTTGAGTGCCCTGACCTTTTTTATTGGCTTTGTATGAGGTCTTGAATGTATCGTAGCCAATTTGTAGTTGGTCGCCCTTAGCGATGGTGAAATTAATGTCGTGAACCCAAATAGTCTTGCCGTCTGCACTTGTAAGTGCCCCTGTGCTGCTTTTGGCAATGTAACAATTGGCTGCGTATTGGGTTCCGCCTCCGGTGGTGTAATAACCACCACTCGTTCTTGCGGGGATAACTTCAGTTTCCTTTTTGATGGTTGTTGAGGCCACCGAGTAGTCGTACTGCTGGATGATTTCACCGGCGTAACCCGTGTAAATGTCCTCTTGAAGGCCGTAGTAAACGGTTGCCCCACCGTTGTGTGATGTCGCCGTTGTGCCCAAGTATCCACGCTTAATAACCGTAAAGGTATCGCCCGTGTTATTGCCATCCATGTTGTTTTTCACTAGCAGGCGCTCGGAGTCAATCTGAATCCAAAACTGACCGCTTCTGGGGAAACCGACCGCATCTGCGGCTGCGTAGTAGTTGGCGGTGATACGGCCCGAACTAATGGCGGATGTCGCTTTGGCTGACAAGACCGCCGTGTAGTTTCCACCAACCACACGAAGGCTTTTGATGGTTGTTCCTGCTGGAATTCCATTTCCAAAAACCACCATGCCAACAATCAATTTGTTGTAAGACGTCGTGGTGGAAACAGTTAGGTTGACGCTTCCTTTGGAAATACTGCCCGTAAAAGCGACATGGCTTGCGCCCGTGACGCTGGTGGAACCGCTTACCTTAAAGGTTGTATCAGTGGAACTGATGTCGCCAACAAGACCGCCATACGCACCAATGGGCAAACTTGATACAACAGTGCCGGTGGAAAGTGGCGAACGAAGTGTGGTTTGGACAAGGGCAAGGTCGGTGGTGCTTTGAGCCGTGTCAAGGGTGGCGTTGGTTGAATTCCAACCGCCTTTAGTTCCAACAAAATCGGCATTGTCTGCTGAAAACAAGTTGTCCGAAGTTTGGATAGCAAGTTCGTTACGAGCATTTACGCTGTCTACATACACTGCCAACAATGGCTGTTGAGGCTGAACAATGGTGACGGTGAATCCAACTGTCGTCCACTCGCCCTCGTAGCGTTGACTAGAAACTTCTTTGACCACCTTTACGGAGGCCCAGTACTGACCACCATTCACATACCCATCATTGGCGTTCAAAGGGTAAGTGCTGGAATTGTCGGTTCCAATAAAGGATTTGAGGGCCAGCGAAGTATTCCCCGCCCACCACGAAGGGTTGTTATATGCGGCGTTGGTGAAAATGTTGACCATGTAACCGACTTGAGGCGTACCGTCGGGGTCGTAGTAATTCCAAAGCAGGGCGTAATCGCCGTCAGAAATGGCGGACTTAAAGTTGAACCTGATGTTGTTGTCGGGAACAACGCTGAGTAGGAGAATCTGGGGGTGAGCCGTAATGGTGGCATTAGCCACGGCGCTCTTGATGCTTACTTTTTGACCAGCCGGAACTTGTACGTCCACCTTGGCACCATGGTGACCCTTGTGGATTTTCTTGGGTTCCCACTTTTGTCCATTGGGGGCATTGTGTTTTTTTCCACCTGTGTGGACGGAATGATTGACCGTGCTTTTTGCGGTAGATGTTTTGCTCTTGGGCTTCGCCACGGTTCTCCCAGCAATAAAAAGGCTTTCTTGTGGTGAAATCTTACCCCACTAAAGCGATTTCTAATAAGTAGGAGGCACCTGAGGGTTGATGTAGGTATCGGCTGGGCTGACATCTCCGGTGGAAAAATCAACAAGAGAGACAGAGACTTGACTGCCGTTATTTTGTGAAGCCTGCATACCCACCGTAACCGAAATATCTGAGATTTCAGCAGTATTCCAACGGGTTCCGTCGTATACCTCAATACTGTTGGTGCTATTTACATACCGAGTATCGCCTGCACTGGGGGTTCCGGGAGGCGAGTAGTAGGAAATGTTGGTGTTGGCATCGTAGCCATTGACCGTGGGGGATGCGAGGGTGATGAGGTAGGTTCCATCGGCTTGGAGAACAGGGGTTGTATAAGGGTACACGATTTCACTAAGGGTTTCATTCCCCAAAGTCAAGGCCACGGAAGTTGACAAGGTGGTTGGGTTTATGTTGAAAGTGGCCCCCGTCACCGTAGCGTCTGCGTATGCGTTGACTGTGATGGTGGAACCAGACACCGAGGAAACAAAAGCCGGAATTCCAAACACCGAGTAAGAACCTGTAAATGTTACGCTGGTTGCCGTTACCGTAGAAGCGTCATAAAGATTCACCACATTTGTTCCGCTAAATGAGTCAATAAATGATTCCAAGAAGCCGTTATCCAAAGTGCTGGGTGCTACTCCATTGGAACTGATGGTTTCCGTAGCCGAAGTAGTTGCCACTGCGGACATAATCAAGGCTGTAGTGCCCGAGAACGAAGCGATGGTGGCGGTTGAGGGAATTCCCGTCCCAGAGATGCCTTCTCCCACAAACAAGTTCGCCGTGCTGGAAATGCCGGTAATTGTGGCGCTTCCGGTAGTGATGGTGCCCGTAAAGGAGACTGCGCTGGCAATTTCCATACCAACCGCTAGACCTGCGGTGCTAGAAACCCCCGTAAGTGCCTTAGAACTTGCTGAGACGCTTGCTGTGAAGGTTGTGGTGGAACTGTTCGGAATGAGTTGAGCGCCCAGCAGGGGGCCACCGGGCGTAATTGTGGCGGTTGCTGTAGCCGTGGCGTAGGCCGACATGACCAAAGCATTGGTTCCCGAGAAGGAGACAATGTAGGAGTTCAAGGGGATTCCGGTTGCCGAAAGAACTTGACCAGCAAACAGATTGGCGGTAGTGGAAACTCCCGTGATGAGGTTGTTTCCAGCCGTGATGTTTCCTGTGAAGGGCGAGGCGAGGGTGAAGGTGAT